CCATGTCGAGGTTCCCGCCAAAGCCTTGTTTGGCAATGTCGACAATCTGCTTCAGCACGCCCTTGTCCCGGATGTCGACGCCGTAGGTGGCCTTGATCTTGTCGCGCGCTTTCTCCTGCGCACCTTTGACGAACAGGCGCACCATCCCGGCAACAGCACCGACGCCGGCACCGATGGCCGCACCGATCGGGCCACCATACTTGAAGCCGATCATGGTGCCGCCGGCGGTCGTCATCGCGAGACCCGACACGCCGCCGCGCTGGAGGCCCATAAGGGCGAGCGTCGCGCCGCCGAGCAAAGCGGCATTGGATCGGCCAAGCGCCGAGAGCTTCTGGCCCATGGTGGCTGCTTCCCAGGTCACCGCCTTGCCGGGCGCGTACTGAACTCCACCACCGAATCCGAGGAAGTCCTTCCATCCGCCGAGCAGTCCACTCCAGCCACCGCCGCCACTCGAAGGGATGAAGGGAGGCGTGCCCCAACCGCCGGCCGCACCGCCGGGAATGGGACCACCGCCGCTGCCCTGTCCGAAGACCGGCGCTGCACCGATGCCGAGCAACCCGCCCAGCCTGCCGAGTGTGCCGCCGCCGGAGGCGCCTCCACCGGCCAGCGAGACCCGCGTGCCGGTGAATAACTGCATCAGCATCGCGGCGACGCGTGAAGTAACCACGTCCTTGATGGCGGTCAATAGAGCGGTCTTGAGCGAATTCCCGATCGCCGACCAGATGGACCGCGACTTCGTGAGGAGCGCGTCGAAGACCCCCTCGGCCTGTCGCCTGAAAGAATCGAAGATCCGCTGGTTGTGGTCGCGGATCAGTTGCGCCTGGCGGATCGCCGCAGTCTCTCGCGCGCCCTGGATCGCGGCGTCGGTGGCCTCCTGCTGGAACCGCCGGATCTCATCCCGCTGCGCGGTGAGTTCTGCAATGCGCGCCTGGATTTCGTCGGCCCGGTAACCGAGCCGCTTCAGTGCCGCTTCTTCCTCCAGTACCATACGAGAGGTTTCGAGGTCGAACAGCCGCATTCGGATTTCGTGTACCCGGGTGAGGTACTCAATCTCGATCGCGGCCTTGCGCTGCTCGACGGCTACCTTCTGCTCGAGCGTCTGCGCATTGGTGGCATCGAGCACCCTCAATTGTGCGTCGCGCGCGAGGCCTGCGCGCTGCTCCTCGCTTCCTAGCACCTGCTCCAGGTGATCGAGGTTCCGCTTGGAAATCTCCTCGTTGTAAGCCAGCCGCTGGCTAAGCAGGTGCGACTCGCGCTCGAGCCGCCGCCTCGCGGCCTCTTCTTCCGCAGCCAGATACTCGGCGAGATTTTTCCTGTTCGTTTCCTGAACTTCCTTCTGCCAGTTCCCGAGCCGTTCGCGGAGTTCGCCGATGACGTTCTCCCACGCCTTGCGGGTGAGAGCGATCCGCTGTTCGTTGCCCCGCTCGTCCACGAAGGTAGTCCACTTGCGGATCTGCTCCTGGACCTCGGCCACGTCCCGCGCGAATCCCACGAGGCCGCGCCGGCGAGCTTCTTCGAGCGCGCGTGCGCTCTCGCGCTCCACCTCCAATTGGCGCTTCCGGATCTCGGCCGCCCGCTTCAATGCTTCGAGGTCCGGCTCCGGTGACGTCTTGATGGTCAGTCTGGGCCCTTCATATTCGAACGATTGCCCGCCCGGGAGCCACTGCTTGCCCATGACGAGTTCACGGACCTGGTCGTCGGTCATGCCCCGCTTGCGAAGGGCATCGACACTGGTCCGCCCGCTCAACAATTCTTCGCGCAGCGCATTCCGCTGCATCTTGTCGAAACGGGCCTGAAGCTGATCCTGAGTGTCCTTCCACTGCGAGTAGATGGCAAAGCCCGCGCCCACCACGCCGACCGCGAGCAGAGCGTAAGGGTTGATGCTCGCGAGCTGGAGTGCCGCGATCGACTTCGCGAGCGCCATGATCTTGTCGGCCAGGGCATAGGAGGCCAGAACGCCAGAAGCCCACAGCGCCACCTCGCCGAACTTCTTGAGTAGGTCGGTGTTCTCCCGCAGCCAGCCGACCAGGCCGCGCAGGTTGCCGATCAGAGCCTTGAAGTCGTCCTGGAACTTGGCTCCGATCTCCTCGCGCAGGTTGTTGAACTCGCGGCGCAGTGCGCCGAGTTGTCCCTCGGCCGTCTGGGAAGCCGCGGCGTGAGCGCCTTGGATCTTGGCCCCCTCGCGGATCACCGCGTTGTAACGGATCTGCTTCTCTTCGGTTTCGGTGAGCGCGCGGCCCAACTGAAGCTGCGCGACCTGGGCTTCTCTCTGGAAATCGACGAACAGGCCCAGAGTGCGTAAGCCGCGTGAAGCACCCGATTCGATAGCCTGAATGATCGATTCCAGAGCCTCACCTGCGGCCACATTCTGGACTGCGGCGGCATCCTTGGCGAGCTTGGCGAGTCCCTCCGCCTTGCCGAGGTCCATGTCGGCGACGATCAGCCGCTGGATGGCGTGAGCCGCCTCGGTGAACTCGTAGCCGATGTCCTCGATGGCGGTCGTGTGCTGCTTCACCGCCGCCGCGCTGATGCCGTGGGCTCCGGCGAGGGCCTTCAGGGACGCCTCAGCTTTGGCGTTCTGGGCCGCCATCACGACCGAGCCGACGGTGAACTCCTTGGCCCAGGCGAGCGCGCTCTGGATGGCGCCGGCCAGCAGGTTTCCAGCGGTGGCGCCCTTCACCATGGCCGCCGTCATCGCGTCAAAGCCCTGCGCCGCGCCCCGGGCGGTCTTCACCGCCGCCGCTTCCATGCTGGACAGGCTCGCGTTGACACTCTTGATGGACGCGTTGGCCCTGTTCGCGTCAACTTCAACGACGAGTTCGAGCTTGTTATCGGCCATGCGCGTTCATCTGCTCGCGGTCCAACATGTCGCGTTCCTCTTCCAGCATCACCAGCGCCTGGAACTCGTCCGCGCGGATCTCGTCGAGGGACACTCGAATACCCAGCTTCAGTGCCACTCGTAGATCGAGCGCGCGGCGCAGCAACAGACCTGCCTCGGAGGATTGCGCCGCATCCAGTCTGTCGAGCGGGCAGTGGCCGCAGCGGCCACCATCGTCCGGGGCGTCCGGGCAGAGGCCGGGGTCGCAGAGTTCCTCACGCCTCAGGGCCCAGTGAATCAGGAAGCGCAGGGAGGGCCTCTCCGGCCACTCCCCGGAGGTCAGTTTGGGTCGCCGGACTCCTGGAATGCGCCATCAAGGGCGTCGATGGCTGCCTTCACCGCGACGGCCTGGTGGATGATCGGCACCTCGCCAGCGTAGCCCTCGGAGGATTCGAGCAGCTTCTTGAAGAGCGTGGCCGCCGGAGCCAGGTTGATGATCAGTTCCTGACGGTTGTAAGGCAGATCGAGCACCCGCGCAAAGCTCCGCCGGTACTCGAACACGTCTTTAGCCGAAGGCATGCGCAGTCCGTGGCTCACCGTGCCGCCCAAGACGCGCATCGTCACCCGAAAGCTGTCGCCCTCTTGGACGACGTCGTCCACCTCGGCCTGACTCAACTGCTCGATGATCCGGCTGGCCTCGAAGGTGTCAACCTCGGGCGCATTCTCTTCGGCCAGGCGGATCTTGGCGAGCAGCGCGGCGTCGGCTTCCGCCGAGTCAGGGATCGTCGTTTCGGATACGCCGCGCCCCAGCTGCTTGACGATGACCTTGCGTTTCTTCTGGCGCTCGATCCACTCCTCGTCCGTGGGGAAACGCACCCGCACGTTCTTGGTGCCCGCGGGTGTGCGGAGTTTCATGGTGATGGGTTGGTTCGCGTCAAACATAAGAATCCTCTCTACTGACAGATCCCATCCACCTGGCACTTGGCCACCGCCGAGACGATGCCGTTGGTCTCATCCCACATCGGCAGGCATTCGACAGAAACGGTGACGATGCCGTCCGTCTCGCCGACTTCGGCAGTGGCGAAGGAGACTTTCGGCCAAATGATCTCAAGCGAGTTGTTCGCGTCGTAGGCGAGCGAGATCACGGCTGTGCCCGTGGACTGGCTTTTGAGCTTGGTCAGCTCCGTCGAGCCATTCTCGAAGCGGGCGACGAACCTTAGGGTGCCCTGGCGGTTGCCGAACTCGAGCCGGCCGCGGATGGCGCCGCTTGCCCCATCGCCCGGCGTCTGGAAACCGGAGCCGGGGAAGAAGCCGCCGTCCAGCCGGACGTTGTTCTTCCAGGACGTTTCCAGCGAGACGATGTTTTTGTTCGAGACGTAGTTGACGCCGTTGATGGTCAGCGCGAGCGACGCCGAGGGTAGCAGCTTCTCGACGGTCGCCGCCGGCATAGTGATGCCTGAGGGCTCCGTGGTCTTCCCGGAGCCGACGAATTCGACGGTGATCTTTGAGTTGGCGCGGCCCGGTCCGCTGCCGATGGAGACCGTCCAGCCTTCGACCACGCAGCCCACCGCCATCCGGTCCACGACGGCGCCCGCGCCAGGCCGGATCTGCTCGACGAAGGAAAAGTACGGCAGCTCGGCTGCGTCGCCGCTGGCAGGGAAGAGGGGCGTGCAGGTGTAGGTGAAGTTTGGAGTCGTGCCCGACTTCACGACCTTCCCCAACCCATACGCCATCGCCCAGGCGCCGATCTCCGCGCCGAGGTATTTCTCCAGCGTGCCGTTCACGTCCCACGAGGTCTGGAAGGACTGTGTCGGGAATTCGTGGCCCTTGCCGAACTCCTCGGCATCGTTCTCGGTGTTGAGCTTCGGATTGGCGAGCGCGGCATTCAGCTTCCGCAACTGCCACATCTGCACGCCAGTGTTGGCGGTCGAGATGTCGGCCTGCTTCTGCTTACCGAAGCAGATCTGGATTTCCTGCATCCGCGTCACGGACATCAGGCGTTACCTCCTCTCTCGGATCGCATTGCCGCCAGCCGCGCACCATCCTCGGTACGAGCTGCTCCGGCGTGGCTTCCACCTCTTGCACTTCGCCATCAGGCGAACGCATGAACACCTTCTCAGTCATCTCCCATCTCCGTGAAACTCATCGGCACCTCGAAATAATCGAGGCCCTCGTCGTCGGTCTGCCGCTGGATGAGCGGCAGGTCCATGGGGTAGCAGGAGGGGTGCACGGTCGCGTTGAGCAGCGGCGCACCCAGCGATGACGGCACGCCCCTTGTGATCAGCCGAAACAGCCGGTAGTAGGCGGTGGGCGGATCGCCGTCGAAGGTTTCGCGGGCCCGCAGATACAGCATGACCTGATGCTTCCAGACATCCACGCCGCCGAAGCTGCCCGGCTGGGTGCCTTGCCAGGCGGCCATGATCCCCGGCGCGGGCATGTCGTGGATTGCCGCCGCGAGGCTCGCCCGCTTCGGGAACTGATCGTGGTAGGCAAAGATCCGCTGTTCATCGCCGCCCATCTCACCGACCAGTTCCGGGATGTCGCGCAGCAAAGCGATCAGATTGTCGACCAGTTCCGCCGGGTTGATCATCGCTGCTTTCCACCCAGGCTGCGTTCGAGGAGAAGACGTGGCTTCACCGCCTCAAGCATCTTGCGGGCTGCCTCTACGACCGCCGCCTTATTCTTCGGCGAGAACACCATCCAGGCCTCGCGCTTCTGATTGGCCCATGCCTTGATACGGTCCTTGCGGGTCGAGACGTTCGCCTTGGCCCGGTTCTCGCTCACCGTGCGGACCTGGAAGTTGCGGAGCAGGTCGCCGGTGAACGTCAGGTTACGGCGGTTGCCCTTGCCCTTCCGCGTCTTGAAGATCGCGTAGCGCTTGGTGAGAGGCTTGACGGCGGAATCCTCCGGGCCTTGCGCGGCGCTCAGCCGCGCCTTGACCGCCGAGACGCCGGCGCTGCCCAAGTCGTACATCTGCCGCTGGCGGAAATTGAGCACGTCGAGTCGCAGTTGCTTTTTCTGGTAGACGCGGACGCTCGGCATGAATCACCCCCAAGGACTTCCGCGCAATTGACCGGAAGTCTCACCGACGCGCGAGCCACCTCAGGACAATTGGCCTGAAGTGGGTTGCCGCTCCCGCCGAGTTGACTTGTGGAAGATCTTTCACAAGTCAGCCGCCCTTGCGGAGTCTGAGGACGGCTGCGCCTTCGGCATCGGCCTCGATGTCGAAGACCTTGTACCGGACGCCTTCGATCTCGACCTCGTCGCCACGGACGGGCGGCGCCGGAAGGTCCACTAGCCGGACGAATAGCACCGCATACACGCCCGGCGAGACATCCTCGGCTTCCCGTACCGCCTGAAACACCGCACGGACCGTGGCCGGTTCGCCGGCTTCAGTCAGGTAGAGGACTTCGCGGCCGAACGTTCTCACGACGGCCGCGTTTAGTCCACTTACCGCCGCCTCCCAACCGCTCATGGTCAGGCCTTGGTCGCCTTGACCAGCACTTCCGGCCGCAGGCAGATGGGCAGCGGGTTCTGCTGCGTGTGGAGATCCGTGCCGCGCCCAAACTTCCGCGGCTCCTGCTTGGCGTAAAGCGGCAGGCCCAGCGTGTTCGCGGTTTCGTTGAAGTCCGCCGGCGCGAAGTACGTGCGAAACGTGTTCGCAGTGCCCAGTGGGAAGAAATGGGCCTCGTCGTCGGCAATGAACTTCCGCACGTTGCCCGACGCATCGGTCGCCTGGCCGCGATACTCCTCGAACGTCACGCCGCCAAAGGTAAAGCCCGTGCGGTAGTCGTTGCCGAGTTGCTGGTTGCGCTGGTAGTACTGGAAGGCCTCCTTCACCTTCGAGTGCGTGGTAAAGGCGTCATAGAAGCCCGCCGAGCACAGGCAGAGGATGCCCGTCATGAATTCGCCTTTGAGGTTGTCCTCGATGTGGCGCTTCACTTCGAGCACCTTCAGAAGCACTTCGGTGGTGTTGGTCGTCAGCGCGAAGTTGACGGTCTTCGGCGTGATGTCGAACTCGGTGTACAGGTTGTAGAGCGTGGAGCCGTCGGCGTCCAGGATCACGCCCTTCAGCGCGCCCATGCGCAGGTGTTCCAGCGTGATGGCGTGCTTGTTGCGCATGTTCTGCAGCTTCATCGCCATCAGGTTCGCCAGCGCCTCCGTCTCCGACTCGGACCCGAAAGCGCGAATCCCTTGCACCTCCTCGGGCAGCACGGCGTCGTCGTGTGGGATATGCGGGATCACGAACGACCGCACCTTGCGCTTGCCCTGCGTGCCAACGGAACCGGGCGCGCCGACGGGCTGCGTGGGAAGCAGATTCAGCACGCCGCTCATCTCTTCGATGATGATGGTGCGCGTGCGGACGCCAGTGGGCGCCATGAGATTCAATTGCTCAAGGCGCCCGTAGGTGTTCGGGATCTTGTTGATGGCCGCCGTGAGGGCGACCATGTTGAAAGCATCGGTTGCGAATGGATTGAGGATCGGCATGGGGTTTACGCTCCTTCCCGGACAAGAATGCCCAGGGTCTTCAGTTGGGCGATGGCGACGGCTTTCTGCGGCGCCGTGGTGCCGGACTTCCACACCAGCGCGGGCCGCGAGACAATGGCATCGCGTGCGATGATCACGGTCTGCTTGGCTACGGCGCTCGCATCAACGGCCTCCACCAGGACGCCGGCGGCGAACTGGAGACCGTCGCTCGCGGCGGGATTGAACTCGCCGATTTCGCTGGCGACGGAAACGGCAATCGCGAAGGTGTCCCCCACCTCGAAATCGGTGCTGCCATCCGCGAGGGTGCAATTGATGTGATCGCCGGAGTATGCGACCGCGACGGTGAGATCGGGAAGCGGCAGGCCACGCGGGTCTACGACGGAGAAGACGCCGGCGTTAGTGACCTTCGTCTTGCACGTCAGCACGTAGTTCCCCGGCAGCGCAGCCGGGCCAAGGGTCACCGTGCCCATCGCCCCGTTGCCGACATTGGCGCCGCCAGGCGTCACCGTCACGGCGGGCGCCTTCCGGCCTACGACTGCGCCGAGCGCCAGGTTGCCCGCCGTGAGAGTGACCTCGTCGCGGGAGAACAGATTCGGGGCTTCGTACTTGAGAACGTCCCCCAGGTAGTTGCTTTCGGTTTGAACAGGCATGGGTTACTTCGCTCCTTTCGGGCCGCCCAGCGCCGCGCAGGCCTTCACGACCGGGTTCTCGTCGAGGTTTTGCTTTGCGGCGGTGCTGGCCTCGGGCAGAACGTGGGAACGGATCTCGTCCTGACCGGCCTCGGCCCGCAGGGTGAGCAGTTCCTTGCGGACGTCAGCCGCGGAGAGGTGACGGGCGATGAAATCACCGGCGAGCGTGGGCCGGCCGGCGATGGTGCACAGAACGACGATCTCAGCCGCCTCAGCATAGCCCTGCTCGCGGGCCGTTGCCTCGATGGCGGCAAGATCGGGAACGGGCGGACTCGTTGCCGCCTGGGTTGCTTCGGACACAGTAGTGCCTCCTTTCGTGAACTTCGGTTGAGATAACGACGCCGTCATCGCGGCGAGGGCGTCGCGGAAGGTGCCGACACGGTCGGCGAAGCCACGCGCGACGCTGTCTTCGCCATAAAGGATGCCCGCCTCGGTGCCGCGCACGGCTGCGGAATTCATGCTGCGACGGCGGGCCACGGCGTCGACGAACATGCCATAGAGCCGGTCGACCTCGGCCACCAGCACGTCGCGGGCGCCTTCCGAAAGCGGCTCGTGCGGATTGAAATCGTTTTTGCGGTCGCCGGCGAAGATGGTTGTGTACCGGAGGCCGTTGGCCGCGTCCCAGCCGCTCTGGTCGAGGTGCATGGCGATGATGCCCACCGAGCCGACGCCGCCCGTGCGTGTCACCCAGATTCGATCCGTAGCCGACGCCAGCAGATACCCCGCGCTGAGGGCCCAGTCATCCACCGATGCCCAGACCGGTTTGATCCGCGCGGCTTCCTCGATCAGACCGGCGACATCCCAGGCGCCGTTGGCCTCGCCGCCGTAACTGTCGAAACGCAGCAGGATGCCTCTGACCTGGGGGTCCGTCGCGGCGTCGAGAATCTCGCTGCCCAACTGCTCATACGAAGTCAGCCCGGATTGCGCATCCATGCCGGAGGCGCGGTTCACCAGGCTGCCGGCGACTTCGATAACCGCCACACCCGCATCGGTGACGGCGTAGGGCTTCCGCGACCGCTGCTCGGTGAGCATAGCGGCCTCCACCGCAGGCGCCTCCACGCCAAGGCGCGGTGCGAGCACTGCCAGGATCGCCGCCAGTTTCTTCGAATCGATCATCAGCGGCGTGTTGAACACCCGCGAGGCGATGTGCGAGAGATTCGTCATTGGATTTCCGTTGCCGGTTCCTTTTCGGCCACTCGTTGCCCGTTGCCGGTGGTCTTGCGCGGATCGGAGTCGAACGTCAGGCCGAGCGAATCCGCGCGCGTGTTGTCGGCGGCGACTTGCCGGTCGACGTCTTCCTCGTCGTAGCCCATCTCGTTGATGACGGCGCTCCGCGGCTTGAAGCCCGCGCGCACGGCCACAACCTCGGCGTTCATGTCCTTCAGCGGGTCGACCCAGTCCCAGGACGGCGGCCGCCATTCCACATCGAGATACTGGCTGCGGTTCTTGGCGAAGTCGAACGGGTCGATCTCGCCGGTCACCACTGCTGCCTCGATCCAGGCCTGCCACACCGGGCGGCAGAACTGAAACACCATCACCTGGTGCTGGAACTGTTCGCAGCGCCGCCGGAACTCGAGCAGGCCCGCGCGGATCGACGAGTAGTTGACCCGCTCCAGATCCCCGGTGAGCTGCTCGTAGGTGATCCCGAGGCCCGCGGCGATCGCGCGCAACTGCACCCGCATGAACTCCGTGTACATGCCGCCCACGTCGCCCGGCTCGGTGAACTTCACGTCTTCGCCGGGCAGGAGTTTCACCATCGATCCCGGTTCGATCCCGGCGAGCGGCGCGCCGCTCCCGTCCGTCTCACCCTCGCCCGGCTTGCTGCCGATGACTGGATCCTCCGGGTTGTTCTCGGTGATGAACGCGGCAAACATGGCCGCCAGCTTCTTGCGGACCAGTTCGGCGTCGTCGTACTGATCCAGCTCGTGCAGCTTCACCAGGACCTGCGTGAGCCACGGTTGCCCGCGGTGCTGGCCAGGGCGGAGCGGCTTGTAGATGTGCAGCACCGACTCCGCCGGCACTCGCGTGGTCTCCCCCAGGTTGAAGAACAGCAGCTTCTCGCCTGGGTGCTCGCGGTAGAGGTGATACGCCACGCGGCGGCACAGTTTGTCGAACTCGATCCCGGCGCGGATGACGTTGCCGTTCGGCAAGTTGTCGTTCTTCGACGACGGCAGGTGCTCGGCTTCGAGGAGTTGGAGCTGAAGCGGAACCGTCAGTCCGTCCTCGGGACGGCGCTCGCGGATGCGCACCAGACACTCGCCGCCCTCGATCGTGGACCGGCAGACCAACGCCTGGAGCCCGTAGAAGTCCGTCAGCCCAGCCGCGTCGGCCTCATCGGTCCATCGCAGCCAGAGTTCCTGGAGCCTCCGCTTCACCGCCGGATCCGGGTGTTTCGCCTGCGGCTTGATGCCGGTGCCGACCGAGTTTCCGACGAAGCTTTCGACTGCGTTGGTCGCCCACGCATTGCGGCGGACCATGTCGCGGGAACGGGAGCGTAGAGCGTCGCCGCCGCCGGCCACCAGGGCGTTGATCCCTTCGTTCGCCGGGTTCCATCCCTGCGTGCGGCGCGTGTTGGCAGCGGCCTCGTAGCCTGAGAGGGCACGGATAGGCGCCGCAAACGCCGCCCGCATGAGACTGCGCCAGTAGCCCATCAGAAACCCTTCCCGGTGTAGGTCCGGATGACACGCGAATTCCGCGAGGTCGTGTCCGCCGCGGCCTTGGCCTTGGCGATCTCCTGGTCTACAAGCTGCAATGCCGTCCGGGTCTGTTCCGGGCTGCGGTTCTTCATCGACCGGTCGCCGAACGCGACGGAATCCGGCGCGCTCAATTCGGCGAGCAGCGCCTCTCGCTGAGCCTCGAGTTCCTGTAACGTCATCGCTTCATCCAGTTCGAACCGACCGTGACCCGGCGCGCGGGCCGCGCTGGGGCGGCGACCGCCGGTTGCGGTTGCGCCACGTCTGCGGGCAGGAAGCCCTCCAGCTCCCGCCAATGCCTCTCCGCGAAGCGGTCCATGCCGTAGATGGAGGCGGCCGCGCGGGCATAGACCCGGCAGTCGAGCGCTTCATTGCGCTGGTTTGGCCCCACGACCCAGTGGCCCTTGACCAAGCTCTCCGAGGTCAACTGCCGGAAGTACTCTTCCTCGTATCGCGGGAAGTGGCAGTAGCCTGCCGGGAACGGCCCGCCGCTCTCTTCGGTCGGCGGCGCCAGGCGCAGGCGGCTGTAGAGTTCGGATTTCGCCACCGGCGTGCCGAGCGTCCACAACCGGGTGCCGCGCCGCTTACTCGCGTCTACCGGTGAGGCGCCCAGAATCAGGCGGTCCGTCCTTGCGGTTCCTTTCACCGCCACGGCCGTTTTCGGACTCGCAGCCCGCGCGCCTGCCGGTCCCCAGGACGCCTGCGGATGCCCGCGCACCCAGTCGTAGGTGATGCGCGGGTTGAAGCCGGAGTCGACGCACAGCACTCGGATCGGCAACTGCATGCCGCTCGAGTGCGGGATCTCATCGTCGAGCAGCGCGTCGAGCTGCCGCCACACCTCCGGCCGAGCAGTGTCGCCCATCAGAACGCGGTAGTCGATGGACCACGACTCCTTGCCGCGGCCCCAGGCCACTACTTCAACTTCGATGCGATCCCGCTGCACGTCCGCGCCGGCAGTAAGAAACAGCCCACCTCGCGGGACGGTGCCAACCGCGAAGTCTTCGCGTCGGTCGTAGAGCGGCTGCCAGTCGGGCGCGTCGCCGCGCTCCTGCCAGGATTCACCCAGCACGAGATTGACAAACGACTTCAGCCGCTCGACATCCTTCTGAGCCTTCTCCCAGTCATCGGCGGCTCGCTCCCACGCGTACCAGCCGACCGGGCTGTAGAGGCTCGACAGGTGATAGCCTCGCGTGCGGCCGTCGCCTTGCACCTCGGGCCGCCACTCACCGCCCGCGAGCATCGCGTTCTTTTGGTGATTGAAGATCGCCTGCTCACAGGCGATGCAATGGTAGGCCGCCTTCCGCGGCTCGCCCTTGGGCCACCGCAGCCGCTCGAACTTCAGCACCTGGAACTCGCCGCAGTGCGGGCAGGGCACCCAGTATCGCCGCTGGTCGCTTTCGGCGAACGCCGCCTCGATCCGGCTCAAGCCCGTAACGAGCGGCGTGGAGCACATGAACACCTTGCGCCGCGAGAACGTGCGCGTGCGCGCGAAGGCCAGGTTGATCGGATCCCCCTCGCCATCGACGTCGCCAGGATAGGCGTCGATCTCATCGAGGAACAGATACCGCACGGCCATCGAGCGCAACCCAACGGCGCTGTTTGCCCCGGTCATCACCAGGACGCCCCCGGGGAATTCCTTGGAGAGAACCGTGTTGCCCGAGTCGCGCGAGCGCGGGCTCTTCACCAACTCGCGGAGCACGTCGCTCTCCTCGATCAACGGATCGATCCGCTGCTTCGAGTTGCGCTTGGCCATCTCGACGGTCGGCTGGACCACCATCATCGGTCCTGGCGATTTGTGAATCACGTAGCCGACCCAGTTGTTGCCGCACTCGGTGCCGCCGATCTGCGAGCCTTTCATGAAAACGACCCGCTCAATGGGCGCCGACGGCGAGAGACAGTCCATGATCTCGCGCAGGTAGGGAGTTCGTTCCGTGCGCCAGGGACCCGGCTCCGCCGCTGCCTTACCGGAGAGCCGCCGGTAACGGTCGGCCCACTCCGAGATCGTCAGCAGCGGGTCCGGCCTCAGGCCCGCGCGGAATGCCTCGTCGTAGACCTCAGTTGCTGTTTGCGCCGGCAAGCTCATCGAGCGCCTTTCTAATTTCCCCGGTCAGAATCTGATGCACCTTGTCCGCATCGCTCTCGGCCGCGAGCGGTGCGGCCAGGCGGTCCGGGATGTTCAACAGGTTGTCGCGCACCGTGCGCGCCTTGGTGAACGCCGCCACCTGCACCTCGTCGCGGCTGATCAGCTTTGCCGTCTTCTCTTCGAACTCGATCTTGGCCAGCCGCGCCAGGTAGTTCTCCCGGATCGCTCGCGCGCGGAAGTAATCGAGCCCGCCGGCGACGGTTGCCTCCGCCGGTTCCCTTGTTGCGGCCGGCGCTGGCTTCGCCCGGCGCTGCCGCGGCCGCGTCTTCGCATTCCATTCGGCATCGGCGCGCTCGCTGTCGATCAGGCCGTCGGCGCTGGTGGCGATTCGGCCGGACCGGATTGCTTTCTGCACAGCAGCGTGGCTGACGCCGCGGTGTTTGGCATAAGCGCGCAGGCTCAGGAGGGGCATCGAACTTTCTCGCGATTCACTCGCAGATTCTGCTTGCTTCTAATCGCCACCGAAGTGATGAATGGGTTCGCGATGAGGAACACCAAAGCACAGACCACGAAACAGACCGCCGCCGGCTGCTACGCCGAGCGGCACGCCGAAGCCCAGGACCTGCTGAAGCGCATCGCCAGCCGCCTGGCCGACCACCAGAAGCGCCAAGCCCAGGAACCCGCCGATTGGGGCTACGCCGGCGACCTCGGCCGCATCACCGAGCAACTCGCTTACGTCCTGGCCGACCTGGGCGACCGCAGCGCGGTGGACCAGAGAGGACTGGAGTACTGAACATGCAGAAGCACAACGTCAAGGTCGGATCGACCTACATCGTCAAGGTCAGCGGCACGCTGGCCAAAGTCCGCATCACCCGCGAACACGAGCGCGGCGGCTGGTACGGGATCAACCTCGCCACTGGCCGCGAGATCCGCATCCGGACGGCCGCGCGCCTGCGTTCGGAGGACGCTCCGGCAGTATCGCGGAAGCCGTCACGCAACCCGCGTGGGCCCGACTTCGGCGCCGACGAGCTGCGCACGGTTGTCGAAAGAGCCAAGCGAGAAATACTCGCTCACGTTGCCGCCGGCATTGTCCCCCGCACCTGCGCGTCCTTCAGCGAACTGCACGACTATGTGGATGCCAACGGCTACGGCGGAGCGTTTGAACGTCCCTTCGACAACAACGAAACGGACTTCTGGAACGCCGTCCAGACCACCGTGGATCACTGG